GTAATATGGGTAGTGATACTAGATTCGATTATTCAGTCATTGGAGATGCCGTCAATCTTGCCGCTAGACTAGAGGCAGCTACAAGAAACTACAAAGAGAAAAATGGTGGCATAGTATCTACATTATATTCATCCTACACAATGGAAAAACTCAAAGATATAGAATCAGTTGAGGTTGATAAAATCAAGGTCAAAGGAAAAGAAGAACTCATTACCATCTACAAACCTAAATGAGAATCATTCTCAAATAAGAAAACTCTAATATACCCTAAAATTAGTTCTTGACAATAGTTGTTGAAGCTGTTATAGTATATACATGATTAGAGAAAGAGCAGAAACGAGAATCATTCTCATTAAAAAAATCAAAATAACCCTTGACAATGCATGTACAGGCTGTTATAATGGTTATATAAACAAAAAAATGAGAGGTAAATTATGAAAGAGAGTACAAGAAAAGACATTATGGGTATGAATCTATCAGAGTTAAATGACTTGGGTGATTTTATTGATGATGTAAAAGTGATGAACGCCAAATCTAGTATAAAAGTAGGTATGGATGTTTTTGTTGTACAAAAAACTAAAAGAGAGTTGGGTACAGTCAAAAAAATTAATATTAAAAAAGCAATAGTTCAAATAGGAAGTCGTTCTTATAGAGTTCCATTGTCAATGTTGGAGGCAGCGTAATGAGATTTTTAGCAAAACCAAGAATTCTTAACAGCAAATTTGATAAGACATTCAAGTCTGAGAAAGAAGCAGTGGCGTTCTTAGAAAAAGAAACAGAACACCACATGCATAAAGATGATTGGAAATTAATCGGTAAATTAATAGAGGTGTAATATGGGTGCAGTAAAAGGAATGATAATGGATGATGCAGAAAATATTCTAAATGTGACCGCTGAGAAATTAATAGGTGGTGACATATCAGAAGATGATGCATTAGAAATTTTAGATAATAATTTAGATACATTAGGAATGTTAGGATTTGATAACAAGTATGATGCTTTGGCAGTTGTCTATCAATTAACAAACCAAATATACAAAGAGGGATTTAATGAAAGGTAGTTCAAGTAAACCTAGACAAAAGTTTTCAGTTCATAATTATGAACAACGAAAACCATTTAAGAAAAAACAACCAGAGGAAAAAGTATCTGGGTTGGGTGTAAGAGTTCATGGTGATGATATCAATAAAGCATTACGAATATTCAAAAAGAAAATTCTTAAAGCAGATATTTTAAATGAAACAAGAGAAAGACAACATTTCATAAAGAAAAGTGAAAAGAAAAGACTAGCAAAAGCTGCTGGTAAACAAAGGTGGTTGAGGAAACTTAGAGAAACGCCAGGACCACATAACTACAAAAAAAATTATAGAAAAAAGGCAGGACAATAAAATGACAGATGTAAAATTATTACGCCTCACTACAGGTGAGGACATTGTAGCAGAAGTAACTAATCAAGAATATGCAGACAATGTTAAAACAGTTACTACAATCAAGAAACCTTTTGTACTTATACCAATGGCTCAAAACCCTAGTGCAAGTCAAGAGAGTAAATTATACTTTTCACCTTTCATACCATTTGCTGAGAATGAAGAATTTGATATTAAAGAAGAAAATATAATCACAGTTAATGAACCTAAAAAAGATATTAGAGATAACTATTTAAATTACATCGGTGCAATTGTACCAGTTGAGAAAAAGATTATATCATGACAGATGAAAAAGATAATATAGTTGTTGGGCCTTGGGGTGAAAAACCAATAGAAAACAATGGTGAGTGGGTTAAGAAAAAGTTAGATAAAGCTTTAGATAAAAATAATACTCACAAGGCATATCAAGAAAAAATTGAAAGAATTGAAGTTATAACTGAAAGAATTATGGTACAATTAATTCATACTATTAGTGAATACAATTATGACATTACAGATGAAAGATTTAGTTTAGATATTGGATTTTTATCAGAAACAGTTAAAGGTGTTTTATCTAGACAAGAAAAATTGCCACATATTATACAAGGATTACTTGATAATATAATGGCACCATCACCTACTCAAGCAGAAGATGGTACAGATGTATATTATTCAAAATTTGATGCACCATTATTGTCAGAGTTAGTTGATATGGCAGAAGACATTAAAGATGATGACCAAACAGAGATAGCATTTGAATCAGATTTAGAATTAGAAACTGACCCAACAGAAATATCTGAGTGGAAAGATAAAGATGATGAAGACAAAGACAAGGATTAAAACGAATTACAATAATGTAGTTGCCGATAAGACTATACGAGGCATAAAATTAGTCATAAACAACAATAATCATAGGAGATTATAATATGGGTAGAAAGAAACTATCAAAAACACAAAGAGTAATCAATGCATTCGAAAGAGGTGATGTAGTTACTTGGAAACAATTGAGAACAACATTTGACTTAACTTCGCCACAAGCGATGGTAGATAAACTAAGAAGTCAAGGTTATATGATTTATACTAACAAAACTGCTAGTGGTACTTCATATCGCATGGGTGAACCAACACAAGCAATTATTAACGCTGGTGTAGGTGCAGTATTGATGAACGGCAGAGCAGATAAAACAATTATCGCTGCTGGAATCAAAGCACTTTATGGAACAGGAGTTGCATTCAGTTCTTAATTATTTAAGAATTAGTGGGGTGGTCTTCGGGCCACCCTTTCTAAACAGGAATTTAATATGATATTAGTTGACATGAATCAAATCTCTTTAGCATCTTTAATGATGCATTTGCACATGAATAAAGGTGAGTTAGATGAGGAAATGGTTAGACATATGATATTAAATTATGTAAGAATGTATCGAAAAATGTTTAACGAGGACTTTGGTGAATTAGTTCTCACTTATGATTCAAGGGCATATTGGCGTAGAGAATTATTTCCACAATATAAACATGGTCGTAGAAAAGGTAGAGAATCAGATGATAAAGATTGGGATAGTATCTTCGGAGTTCTGAATCAAATTAAAGAGGAAATAAAAGAATTTCTTCCCTACAAAGTTGTAGAAACTTATGGGGCAGAAGCAGATGATGTAATCGCCATAGTGTGTAAACATTATCAAAGTGAAAAAATCATGATTGTATCAGGTGATAAAGACTTTATACAGTTACAAAAGTATGAGAATGTAAGACAATACAGTCCAATTACTAAAAAACATGTAAATGGGGTTAATCCAGTTGTCTATATAAAAGAACATATACTAAAAGGTGATAAATCAGATGGCATTCCAAATGTATTATCACCAGACCATACTTTTACAGATGGTTTAAGGCAAAGACCTTTAACTATTAAAAAGATGAATAGTATATTAACTCAAGACATTGATGATTTAAATGATGAGTTGAAAAGAAATTTTCAAAGGAATGATGCTTTAATTAATTTGGATAATATTCCAGAGGAATTAGAACAATGTATTCTAGATGATTTCAAAGGTGCCACTTGTGGCGATAGAAGTAAATTATTAAATTACTTTATGGACAAAAAACTGAAAAGTTTAACTGAACAAATTGGAGAATTTTAAAATGACAAATGGCGTAACATTATTATTTTCAGAAGTACTTGATAAAGTACACAAAGCAAAAACAAAATCAGAAAAGGTTGCAATACTTATAGTGAACGATTCAAGTTCACTAAGAATGGTATTGAAAGCATCTTTTGACCCAAAAATAGAATGGGTGATACCAACAGGTGAAGTACCATATACAAAAAATGAAGCTCCTATGGGAACAGAACATACTGTTCTTCAAAGTGAAGCAAGAAAATTATGGCATTTTGTAAAAGGTGCAGACAATGACACATCACAGGCACAAAAAGAAAACATGTTTATTCAAATGTGTGAAGGTCTTCATGAAAGTGAAGCACAATTATTGTGTGATGCAAAAGATAAAAAATTACATCAAGTATATAAAGGTTTATCGAAAGATGTAGTAAGAGAGGCTTTCAAGTGGGATGAGAATTTCATGCAAGAAGAAGCACCAAAATATCCACAAGCGCCAGGAAGTGCTTCTGGAGTATAAAGCACTTGACAATTCCTGTTAAACCTGTTAGAATGGTTTAAATGATGAGGATAGTAAAAAAATTCCAGTTCATGTCGACTCACTCTCTCTCGACCTCATCATAGAGTCGATATGAACACCATAATAGGTATTACATTATGAGTAAGATTAAAAAGATACCATATAAATTTGTTCATGTATATTGGATTGACATAACATCTGATAGTGCATGGCGAAGTATAGAAGATGTAAAAGAAGAATCTTTACCTAGATGTTTGAGTACAGGTTTTTTAGTTAGTGATGAGGATGATGAAGTCATTAGATTAGTTAGTGATTTTAATTTCAAAGAAGATGGCACGATTGATGATTGTGGTAATTCTACTATCATTCCTAAATGTGTAGTGCAAGAGGTCAAAGATATATCATGAGTTTTTACATACCAGATTTAATGATTTACTTTATTGCAATTGTATCCATGATTGTAGTTCTAATAATGATGAGTAGCCTAGAGAGAAAAAGATTTGAGGAAGAAGAAAAATCTAAAAAAAATGTTTGAACATGTAATTAGAAATCCCTTTGACATGAAACCAGTTTTCAATATTTGTGAAAACCCAAAGTTCAATGCAAATGAAACCAACCTAGAAATACAAAATCAAAAACTAATTGAATTAAATAATCTAGGTGATAACATTTGGTTTGAAACAGAAGTTGCACAAAAAGAAAATCTAGTTGAAAAAACAGCTGCAAGTTTAGGATTATTTAATCAACATGATGATTATCAATTATTTACTGAATGTGATGATGTAAAACAATTAGGTATGGTAATTGAAGATGATGTAGTTATCATGCACAATGGTAAACTAGAAGCATGTTTTGTGGCATTTCCATCATCATGGAATGCTGGTGAAAAGGTTGGTAAAAGTTTAGAAGAATTACATGAACCAATTGCAGATAATGAAGCATTACTTCGTGCATCAAATGGTATCATGAGAGCCATGACAAGTGGACAATCTTATCATAGGTATACTTGGGGTATATCATCATTAAATGGATACAGTAATCATCCATTATATGAGAAACCAGACTTTGATTCTCTGGATGATTTAACATTTAGAGTGGAACATGAGAGGACTGCCACAGTCGTAAAAGACACCACAGCAGTCTTTCTAATACATGTTGATACATACCCATTAAAAGAGGTATTAAGGACTGATTTTGGACTAATTAAAGAAAGTATTGACAGTATGAGTGAAAGTGTGTTAGAATATAAGAATCTAGTAAAAGTAAAGGAGTTGATGAATGAATATCTTTTATCTACATGAAGACCCAATACAAAACATCAAGTGGCATGTTGATAAACATGTTGTAAAGATGGCAACAGAATATGCACAATTACTATCTACGGCACATAGATTCCTAGATGGTGAATTGTATGAAGATAGAACAAAAAATAATCACAGAATCAAAAGGTGGAAACTACCTGATAATAGGGAAAGTATACTTTATAAAGCAAGTCATGTGAATCATCCTTGTAATGTGTGGGTGCGTGAAAGTAAATCAAATTATCGTTTGATGTACCAGATTTACATGGCTTGTCTTGCAGAGTATACACATAGATATGGAAAAATACATGGAGCATCGAAACCATCTATTAGTCTACTTAGGGCACCAGATAATATTAAAGACATTGGGTTAACAGAATTACCTCAAGCAATGCCTGAATATTGTAAGGTGATAGGTAATCCAATTCAGGCATATAAAAATTATTATATAAATGAAAAGAATGGATTTGCTAATTGGAAAAATAGAACGAGGCCAGAATGGTATGGAAATATTTAATAGTAAAGACTTAGCAGAAGATATTGAGTATCTGAAAAGAACAGTTAAAAATTTAGAAAAAACTGTAGAAGAACAAAATAAAAAAATTAATTCTATGGAAAAAAATTGTGATGAATTTTATAAAAACATAGAAGAATTAGAATCATTGATTGAAGATTTAGAACCTGATATATCAGAAGTGGAATATCCAAAATAATGCCAACATATACATTTGAAATAATAGAAACTGGTGAACAGTATGATGAGATGATGAAAATCTCAGAAAGAGATGATTATATAAAAAATAATCCACAAGTTAAACCAGTAATGACTGCACCTAATTTTGTAGGTGACCATATTATTAAAAAAATGGATGGTGGAATGAAAGAAACATTACAAAAGATTGCAGACAAGAATCCTAATACGCCATTGGCAGATAGGTTTTCTAAGAGGTCAGCAAAAGATATACAAAAAGAAAAGGTTGTGAAAAAATACAATTTAAAGGATACCTTACTTTAGTAA